AATGCAAAGGGGTGCCAAATATCTTCACCTTCGCCTTTCCAATTTTCAAAAAGAATACCACCTTTAAAAGTAGATGTTACCTCACGAAACCATTCTCGGAGTGGAAATCCACAATCATCCATGAATGCTTTAAAACTAAGGATGGTTGCTTCACCAACTCCAACAGGATTACCACCATCAGTTTTATCGATAAGACTAATAGTAGTATCCTTGGTAATATTATTTAAAAGTAAAGCGGCAGTCATCCATGCGGAAGTGCCACCTCCCACAATGGTAATTCTTTTTGCATCTCTCATTGATTAGGGACCTCAATCATTAACTTATACTCGGGAAGATATAGATATTCAATATCACTTTCTACAAGAGTTCGAACAGCATCGTGCAAATCTTCTACTAATGGTTCTCCTCCAAGATTGAAAGAGGTATTAAAGATGATTGGGCATCCAGTTTTGTTATAGAACTCAGTAATTAGTTCGTGGTAATGTTTGTTCTGATCTTCAGTAACGGTCTGAATTCTACATGTATCATCAACGTGAATGATGGCAGGAATCTTTTCTTTAATTCCTTCCTGACACTTGACTGCATACATCATGAAAGGAGTTTCATCCATTCCACGAAGATCGAACCATTCATGAACATGTTCTTTTAGAATAGAACCAGCAAAAGGTCTGAAGTATTCACGACGTTTTACCGTATTTACAAAGTCCTTTCCATCGGGATCACGAGGGTCATAGACAAGAGAACGATTACCTAATGCACGAGGACCCGCTTCGGACTTACCCTGCCAGACTGCGACAATATTTTTATCAGTAATTAACTCAACAACATCTGCATCATTAGCTTCAAATACTCTATTCGCACCTGCCTGATCCGCAATATCGACAATTTCACTACGAGTGTGATTATATTCAAATCCAGTATAAAGGTCGTGAAGAGGACCTTTGATTCTAGTATCGGTTGGATTTAATCTATGATGCATCAACATTGCAGCACCAAGTGCAGTACCCGCATCATTACTTACAGGTTCAACAAATAGATTGATACCTTCACCTTCCAACTGTTCAAGATACCAATAGTTTGCAACACAATTCAATGCATATCCACCCGACAGAACTACGTTCTTCTTACCACTAATCTTTACAGCATATCGAATCAAATCAAGAACCATTGCTTGAGATTGCGTCTGAATTGCATACGCAAAATCTCTACGATTATCAAGTTCTGTTAGATCATATTGTTTGTTCTGTGCTTTCTCATAGAGTTCGTAATCCGTTCTAAGGAATGGAAATCTACCCTCATTGACGAACGCGCCGTTGGGGTAATTTGGAGAAATCACATCTCTATTAGTGGTCTTCCAATCAGAAGTACCATTAACGTCACCATAGATTGCAGGAATCTTATCATTGGGTTTTCCATATGGGAAAAGACCCATGGTCTTACCAGCCTCAATGGGTTGGAAACCGCAGTAAGAAGTTGCAGCCTCATATGCCTTAACAATACCTGCACTATCATCAAGAACTAACTCGTAAGTAGAACCAGGTTCCCCTTCTTCAGTAGCATCAAACTCAGGGAACCTATGAGAAATGTATGGTCCTCTACCACCCAAATGTTTATAGAGTGTCTTGAATTCGTGAGGATAACCACAATCAAAGATTGATTCTAATTCCCACACAGTTTCATTACGACCATTCATATTCATAGGAATGAATGTTCCTGCACCATCAACAATAAGTGCAACAGCATCTTCAAAACCAGAACGGTAGAAGGCACATGCCGCATGAAGTTTATGGTGGTTTCTACTCAGGTCAATAACCTGGGGATGACCTGGGTGCAGTTCTGCCTTTCTATCGATGAGACCTAATTTTCGGGCAAGACCTGTATAAACATCATCCCCAGTGAAATCAATATGTCCAGCAGCACCTGTATGCCCTGGTGTTTCTCTGAGAGGTTGAGTATGTGCAATGACTAGGTAATCTAATCGATCCGTATACTCTTTAATTTTCATCATGGCAGCAAATGGGCCGCCATCGTATTTCTGTCTAGATAGTCTCTCTTCCTCTACAGAAAAGATAACTTCCCCATCTTTGAGGAGACAAATACCGCCATTGTGGCCTCTAGTGAGACCTGCAATCCATTGTGCCATAACAAACTCCTAATTACTTCGAAGACTTGAGAAGGTTCTCAACTTCGGATTTAAACCCCTTATTTGGTTTTACTGCTGTAGATGGAATTTTCAACTTGGTGGGTTCCATGGTTGAAAACTGTAAATTATTCTGAACAGGTGTAGGTGCAGCACACTGTTGACCTTCATTCTGTGTCAGTTGTTCTAAACTTGGACCAGTATACTTAACTGATTTGCCAAGTCTCTTTCTCGCAGAAGTAATAACTTCTCTTACTTGTGCATCAGACATTTCACATGCCTGATCATTATATCTAGTACGTTCTTCATCCATCGTAATTCTGATTGGATCGTACTTTCTTCTACCTTCACCAACATCAACAATATCAAAATCCTTGAAGTCTGGATACGAAATGTTAATTGGGAATGTAGAACCAATAACAACAGTTGCTGTTTTCTTTAATGCTTTTGCGATGTGTTGTCCTACACTATCACAACCAATAAAATGATCAGCACCATCAATAACTCCAGCCCAAATTCGAATGTCTTCGATTTGTGGACGAGCGACTTTGTGTTTTGCCTTTTCTTCATTTTCTTCAACTGGGAAGTGAATTTCACTCATGATAGCAACAGCATAATCTTTTTTAAGATCATTGATGATATCAACTGTATTGACCATGTTCATACTTCGTGAACCAGGATCAACAACAAAATCCCCCACACTGGTAACTCCTCTACCAAAAGGTTGAATAATAACAACCTTTTCTTTACCAGTTCCTGCTTTAATTTCTGTAAGAATATTTTGTGCCGTTACAACTTCCATCTTCGAAAGATGGATACTTGGATCTTGCAGTTCTCTGGGTTCATCAAGCTCATTGATAATGATATCAAAAGCCTGTGCAAGATTACATTTTTGATTATAGTAGTGCCAACATCTGTAGGGTTCTGGACTTACGAGATCCCTATGAATCAAATGTTCTTCGAATAAATTTTTGTGCCAGGAATCATAACACTTGTTATGAAGAACTGGGTGTCCTTTATAAAAATCTGTGCCCGCCTCACAAACGATAACAAAATCGTCGTGGGTTTCGGCGTATTTTTCCAATGCTGGGATAGAAGACAGGACTCTTCCTGCTCCACCATTAATAAAGAATGCTTTAGGTCTCATGTCAAAGATTCAATTTGAAAGTATTTAGGGGTCTTTTCAGACCCCCTTTTTTATACTATATCAAAGACCAGGATTCTGATCTTCTGTTGGTTTTGCACGTTCCATTTGTGCCAAACCTTCTGCAACTGCACGAGCTTCCTTCTCTTTCTTACGAGCTTTAGCTGAGGCAGTCATAGTCTCGTATCTAGAAGATTCCGAGTCAGGATGGACAGGTGCCATCATAGCAGCGACTGCGGGAGGAATGCCCTGCTCTGTAACCAGAGTAGGCCAATCTCTCAACTTCTGTCTATAAGATGTCCAAGTTTCTACCATTGCAGTAGGCATATCGGAAGAAATTTGACCGTCACTGTTGGTCAACATGGTGTTTCTGGTTTCTCTAATATCTTCTACACCGAACCAGTCATCATTTGCTTCACCAAGAATAACTTCATTAACGCTCATCATTCTTGCGGTTGGAACACCATCAACAACTCTTACTGAGTCCATATCCCAGATAAACTTGGGAAGGATGGGAAGACTGTATTGGAATCTCTCATATCCTTCCAGTGCAGGAGATTGTGGGTGGTTTGCAACAGATCCTGCTGCATCTCCAGTCTGAGGATTAAGAGTTTCGTTGTCTGGAAGAACTGGACCAGAGAACTCTTGAGATTCGTTGACGATAGGTCCTCTCAGTTGACAGATCAGAGGATACTCTGTGCAGTCAACTTCGAAAAATTCTGTGCAATCTGCAGGAAGAGGACGGCCATCAGCCTTATCATCTTCTGTCAGTGGACCATACTTTTCATATCCATCGGCACCAATTTGAAGATAGATCTTATCGGGTCCGTGATATGTATACTTACGGGACTTAAGTTGTGCCCTATTGTGATCTACCATGTACTCGTCGGGGAGTGGTAGATCAAATTCTACTTTAATAATTTGTGTTGCCATAACGGTTTCTTTGTGCGAGTAAACATCTCTCGATATTATTTATAAATTTTTCCATAAAAAAAGGGGTGGTTTTACCCACCCCAACAAATAAATTTTTGAAATTCTTAGACGTAAGTAATCTTAACGATACCAGTACCACCCGTTCCACCAGTTCCATTGTCCCAGTTACCGCAATATGTGGTCATACCACCTTGTCCGCCATTTGCGAATGGAACAGTCCAACAACCGCATCTGTTCCAGCATTCGTGTAACTGATATTGGACTTCACCACCGATAAATGGAGCAGAGAATGGTTGAGAACCTGTACACTGACAATGGCAGTGATATGCGTGAGAACCAAATTCACCAGCGTGTGCTCCCATCATGAAGTCAGAACCTTGATCATTAGGTCCTTTACAACATGTAAATACTGAGTTACATGCAGTGTTCCAAGAAGTGTTTGCCTCACCTCTGTGACCACCAGTTGCACAGAAATTACTCAAGTTGTATCCATTAACGTAAGAAGCACATCCGTAACACCCTACGCACTCATAAGAACAACAGGGATAAACACCTGCGGCACAAATGGTATACTGACAACCAGGAGCAGTAGTAATAGTTTTATTTGCATAATATCCACCACCAGCACCTCTGTAGTGATGACAACGGTTCCAGGAACAATGCCCGTGTCCGTTTCCACCCGATCCCCAAAGTTCAAATGTGACTCGTCTTACACCGTTGGGTACGGTCCAAAGACAGCAGCATCCACCAGAAGCAGACGACATACTTCCGTAGACCCACTGAATATTCCAAGTATTCAGAGCATTAGAGTTGATTTTTGCATCGGTGATTACACCATCGGGAAGTGCTGCACCATCAACCTTTTTGTAATCTGTATAATTTGCCATGGGTGTAAGAATCCTACGTTAAGTATTTATCAAAAATAAGTGATTTTTACGATACCAGGTCCACCTGTGTTACCGTATCCACTATCCCAGTTACCGCAATAACTAGATTGAGCGCCTTGTCCGCCACTAGTATAAGGGACGGTCCAGCAAGCGTGTTTCACCCAACAAACGTTAACTGCTTGAACTACGTTTGCTCCAACAACAGGGGCTTGAGCTGGTTTTGTTTGCTGTTTGGTGCAGTGGCAGAATCCTGCACCGAACCACCATTCAACAGAACCGAATCTACCAGAGTGTCCATTAATACCGAAGTCTCCTCCGTTTGCACCTCTCTGCAAGCAACATTCAAATGTAGAGTAACATGTTTCTGCCCATGAGGTGTTTGCACAACCTCTGTCACCACCAATAGCACAGAAACCACTCAGGTTATATCCATTAATATATGATGCACAACCTCTACATCCAGTACAACCCTGAACGCAGCATGGGAATACTCCACCTGCACATACTGTATACTGACAACCAGCAGTGGTAGTAATCATCTTGGAATTATATTGTCCACCACCTGCACCTTTAAAGTGCTGGCAACGGTTCCAAGCGCAAGATCCGTGTCCGTTTCCTCCAGAACCCCAAATCTCGAAAAAGATTTTATTTACACCAGAAGGAACTGTCCAAAGACAGCAACAACCTGATGATAAACTATTGGGTGAACCGTAAACCCATTTAATACCGTAATTCTTTCTCGCACCAGGAACGATCATGTTATCGGTGACGAATCCGTCTCCGATTTGTTCGGTAGTTACTTTCTTATAACTTGAATACTGTGCCATTTTCTTTAAGTTCCCCTGATATTAAACGTAAGTGATCTTGACAACGCCAGTACCACCGACCTGACCAGTTCCATTGTCCCAGTTACCACAATATGTAGTCATACCGTTACCACCACCCTGTGCATAAGGTACTGTCCAACATGCACAACGTTCCCAACACTCAGCAAGGTGACCACCAATAGTTCCACTCGAAAGGAATGGAGCAGTTCCAGAACACCAAGTGTGTCTGTAACAGTGACATCTATGAGGTGCAGTTCCAGCAGGTCTCATATTGGACATGCCGAAGTCCGAACCATTTAGAGTTTGAGATACACAACAGTTCCAATCGGAGTTACACATTGTACTCCATGCAGTGTTAGCGCATCCTCTGTTACCACCGTGAGCACAGAATCCACTTAAGTTTGGACCATTGACGTAAGAGGCACATCCTCTACATCCAGTACACTCATAAGAACAACAGGGATAAACACCTCCCGCACATACTGTGTATTGACTTCCTGCAGTAACAGAAATAGTCTTAGTAGCATAAAAACCACCGCCACCACCGAAGTAGTGATGACAACGGTTCCAGGAACAAAATCCACTACCGTTTCCTCCAGCACCCCATACATCAAAGGTTGCTTTCTTCACCCCAGCAGGTACTGTCCATAAACAACAGCACCCACCAGAGATACCACCAAGACTTCCACTTACCCAAAGTACGTTATACTTTGGACCCGATCCTGGAGCAAACGCTGAATCAGGAATCGAGTTGGGTATAATTTGGTCTGCGGTTAATTTCTTGTAACTTCCGTAAGAGGCCATTTTGTTTCTACATTAGGTGGATTATAAAACAGACAGAAAAGAAAGAGGGGGAAGAATCCCCCTCCCCAGAATCAGATGGAGAACAGTCTCCAACCGTATGTATCACCTTGGAAGGTGAGTTCGAATGACGCACCCTCTACAGAAACTGTCAAGTCAGAGGAGTCACCCATGATTGTCTTGCCGTTACGGGCGACAACCAGGTTGTTTGTATCAAATGTCTTAGCGGCATCGAAGAATCGGATCGTATCACCGATCGAAGGAGATGCAGGCAAGGTCATTTGAATCTGACCTGTAGTTGTGTTGACGAAGTACACATGACCCGCAAGTGCGTTACCAGAAGTAGACTGAGTAACGTACTGCAGTTTACCAGGCTGTGTCCATGCAGTTCCATCGTAGTATTCAAGAGCACCCAGAGTTGTGTTGAATCTGAATGCACCAATTACGAAGGAAGGATCAACACCAGATGGTCTTTGTGCGGTAGTACCTACTGGAGGAACCATCGCGCCAACACCCATCTTACCGCGAGTAACAAATCCGCGAACCGCGAATTCAGTTGGGCAAGCGGTGTTGGAATCACCAGACATGAATTCATCAGAGGAGAATTCGTTAATTGCCTCACCGACCTGACCACCGATAGCACCCAGTCTCAGTTCTGTCAAACCAGACAG